AACGTCCTTGCACGCAATATGGTAGCCGACATCGCCTACTCCGAATTTTTGTTTACCTACAGCGAAATAGGCAGCATTCTAAAGCGCAGGCATTCTACTTTAATCAAGAACAACGTCACCTATTTCAGCGATTTGCGGGCAAATTCCGAATTAAAATTGATAAGAAAAAAAGTTTTGCACAATGCACAGGATTACTTGCGACATCTTTATGATGGTTATATTTGTGATTAAGTGCGACTTATGTCGTCGGTCAGCACCCCGATAAGAGGCTTGACCGTGAGATTCGGTTAAGGGTCAGCGTAAAGCTGGCCCTTTTTTTTGCAATATCTTTGCGCATGGCATCAGCGGAGCAGATTATCCTTGACCTTTACCGCAGCGGCGAAATCCGCAAAGCCTGCGTCACCATCACAGGCGGCGACCCGCTTTGGCGGGATTTGGAACAGGAATGCGTACTAATTTTGCTGGAGAAAGACCCCGACAAAATCCTGCAAATCCACTCCCAAGGTTACTTCAAGTTCTACGTTGTCCGTTTGCTGCTGAACCTCTACCGAGGCAAAAACAACCAGTTTGCACAAAAATACCGCCACCACGACACTAATGAAGAAATCGACCCCAACGCCGATATGACACATGAAGAATACAACTCGCTCATGGACGATATGTGGGCGATAGCCGAGGCCGAGATGGATTCTTGGGCCAAGGAGGGGGCGTTTCCCTATGACAAGGAACTGCTGAAACTTCACATGGCCACAGGCAACATGAAGAAATTAAGCCGAGAAACGGGCATCCCGTACCGCTCGGTAATCTATTCTATCGAACAAGCCAAGGCCAAAATCAAGGCCGCAATCCTTTTAAACCATGGAAATGATACTACCGCTCCTCGTCAGTAGCCTTGCCGCCCTCGCCATTGCCGAATACCACGTCCTGCCCGGTTGGTGGTACAAGACATGGCTTGGCAGGCACAAGCCGTTCAGCTGCGTTACCTGCCTATCGTTTTGGCTTGGCTTTATGTTTGGAATTACGGTTTTTAATTTCAATGCCGTGGTGATTTTTGCTGCTATCCTGTACGGCCTTGCCTCGGCAGGGCTTACCGTTGTCATCCTGCAACTGACGAACCGATGACTCAAGACCAGTTCCTTCTTGCCCAAAAGCACCGGCACTACTGGGAGCAATACCAAGCTCACCTGTATATGCGGCTGTCGCCCGAAGCCGTCCATGACCTGCAAACCATCCTTGTTGCCCATGGCAGACCCAACACGAATTGGTGGTGTGCCGATTGCGTAAAATCTGCCCTTCAATACATTTACCAAGAGGCAGACACCTTTGCCGAAGCCAATCAACACACCGTCACCCATGCCCTTACCAACACCTCAAAGCAATGAAACCAGCGACCAATTCCTTGGCCGTTGTATGTCCAACGCTAATACCATGGCAGAGTTTCCCGATGCCCAGCAACGGCTGGCAGTTTGCAGCAACCTGTATGCTAACCACAAGCGTCAAGCGTTTGAATCTTATGCCGACTATGGCGAAGGGGTACGCAACAACGCCAAGCGTGGCATTGAACTCAACGAGCGTAATGGCAACAAATGCGCTACACAAACAGGCAAGGTCAGGGCGCAGCAGCTTGCAAGCGGTGAGGGGATTTCGCTGGAAACAATCAAGCGTATGCACTCCTACCTCAGCCGTGCAGAAACCTACTACGATAACGCTGACTCTACCAGCGACTGCGGTTATATCTCATACCTGCTTTGGGGTGGCAAGGCTGCCCTTGGCTGGAGCAGGAACAAATTACGAGAACTTGGCGAACTCGACTAAAAAATCAAATCAAGAGGAGCAAATCCAAGCAAGGACGGAATCCCTGATGATGGTCATTTCGACCCTGTGCGACTGCATTACTGCGGTGGATGAATCCAACGCACCCAATGCCTACGCCGTAAAGATGAAAATCGTGGACAAGATTGACCAACTAATTGACAAAATTGAATACTGATGCCAGCAGGTAGGCCGAGAACATTCAAGACACCCGAAGACCTTTGGGATGAGTTCATGGAATACTCCGATAAAACCAAGGAGCATCCCATTCTTGTCAAGGATTGGATTGGGCCAAAAGCCGTGCAGGTTTATCGGGAAAAAGAAGCCCCTTTGACCATGGAAGGGTTCAAACTACACCTTTGGGATAAGGGCATTGCAGATGGGGGAAGAGATTATTTTAGCAATAAAGGGGGAGCATACGAAGAATTTTCCGCCGTCTGCTCACGCATAAAGGAATCGATACGAGCCGACCAAATCAAAGGCGGCATGGCGGGCATCTACAACCCCTCTATCACGCAACGGTTGAACGGCTTGGTCGAGAAGCAGGAAACCAGCATCCACATCGAGCAACCCCTGTTCGGGGATGGAGTTTAAGTACACCACAGCCATCAAGAAAATTCGGGCGATGTCTGCCCGAAAGAAGGTGATTCAAGGCGGCACCTCTGCATCCAAGACCTTTGGCATCCTTGCAATTCTTATCGACCACGCTGCCAAGCATGGCAAGTCAGAGATTTCGGTAGTGTCCGAATCCGTGCCTCACCTGCGCAGGGGAGCGATTAAGGACTTCGCCAAGATTATGCAATGGACAGGGAGGTGGGTTCCCGAACGGTGGAACAAAACGCTGCTGCAATACAACTTCGCCAACGGTTCAACCATCGAGTTTTTCTCTGCTGATTCCGAGGCTCGCCTGCGTGGGGCAAGGCGGCAGTTGCTGTACATCAACGAGGCCAACAACATCGACTTCGATTCCTACTACCAGCTTGCAATCCGCACATCGCAGGAGATATACATCGACTTTAACCCTACGCACGAATTTTGGGCGCACACGGAAGTCCTGCCCGAAACCGATGCGGAGTTCCTCATTCTCACCTATCAGGACAACGAAGCCCTGCCCGATACGATTCGCATTGATATTGAACGCAACCAAGCCAAGGCAGAGCATTCCGCATACTGGGCCAACTGGTGGAAGGTGTACGGCCTCGGTCAAGTGGGAACGCTACAGGGTGCGATATACGGCGACTTCTCGGTGGTTGATGGCATAGACCCATCTACGATGAAATTCGTTGCCTACGGCCTCGATTGGGGCTTCAGTTCAGACCCTACGGCATTGGTCGCAGTGTACCGCAGAGGCGATGACCTGTTCGTGCATGAACTGCTCTACAACAGGGGCCTGACCAACAGCGACATCGCCGCCAAGTTCAAGGAGTTTGGCATTACAAGGGCGTGGGAGATTGTGGCTGATTCAGCAGAACCAAAGAGTATTGAGGAGATATACCGATTGGGGTTCAACATCAAACCCGCATCGAAAGGCCCTGATTCAATCAGGCAGGGGATTGACGTGGTAAAGCGTTTCAACCTCCACGTCACCAAGGATTCCACCAACATCATCAAGGAACTGCGCAGTTACACATGGGCAACGGACAAGGACGGCAAGGACACAGGGGTTCCCATCGATTCGTTTAACCACGCCTGCGATGCTCTGCGGTATGTGGCCCTTAACAAATTGGCCGTAAGCAATTCGGGCAAGTACTTGGTGGTGTAACTTTGCCTCATGAAACTCGTCCACTACTATCACATATACTGCGGAGGTGGAGGGCAGTGGCAACTTATCCTCAACCAGCACATGATGGCCCTATGCAATTACGGGCTTATCGAGCATTTGGACGAGATACGGGTCGGTATCGTTGGCCCTCCCGACCAGCGCAAAGTCGTCAAGGAAATCTTGGAGGGGTCGCTTATTGCCGCCAAGGTCAAGGTGGTGGTAACTCGCACCAATGCCTACGAGCAGGCCACCCTCACCGAGATGTACCGGGCAAGCCAAGACGAGGATGCGGCCTACCTCTACGCCCATACCAAGGGCAGTTCCGACCCATCCCTCATCAACCAACTGTGGTGCCGGTCAATGATATTCTTTAACGTGGTCGCATGGGAACGAGCCATCGCAGAACTCGCCAACGTGGACTGCGTGGGAGCCTATTGGCTGACCAAGGAGGAGTTTCCCCAAATAGCCGACCACAACAACCCTGATGGCTACCCCTACTTTGCTGGCACGTTTTGGTGGGCCAAGTCATCCCACATCCGCAAACTTGGCGAGCCGATTCGGGAACACCGATGGCAGGCCGAGCATTGGATTGGTAAAGC